GGTATGGCAATAATGAATTGGTACAACAAAGTATTTGTCTTTGATGATATTGTAGACCTAGAAACACAAAATAAAATAAAAGATTTAATGCTAAAAAAGGCCATGTGGTCTTTTGTTTCAGATGTTACTAATCCTAAATTAAATGACCAACAACGACCAGGTTTTGCTCATTGGTTTGTACAAGATGAAATAATTAAAAGTGATTTGCATGATGAAGTTTTACCTATAATAAAAAACTCTCTTAAAAATTTAGATGTTCAAGGTGAAAGAAGATATTTACAAGGTAGGTCTTTCTTACAATTACCTTTAAATATAGATAACAGAGAAAAGTTAGATGTGCCACATATAGATATAGCTGACTTCAAACATTTAGTTATATTATATTATGTAACAGACGCAGACGGTGAAACTGTAATATATGATAATCAATTTAAAGAAAATGAAAAGATACCAAACTTTGAAGATTTAAAAGAAAAGAAAAGAGTAATGCCAAAACAAGGTAGAGTAGTTTGTTTTGATGGTTATTACTGGCACACTTCACAACAACCAAGTAAGGGTACTAGGTGCATTATCAATTATAATGTGGTCTAAATAGTAATATGGCGATAGAAGATAAAGTAAACGAAATTTTAGGCATAGAACAACCAAAAACACCAAAAGAGGAGTTTAAGGCACCTGTTCCTAGAAAAGAAGAAAAAAATAAAACAGATATTGATAATGACCATAAAAATAGTAGAGAGTATTATTACAATCTAATAGAAAAAGGTCAAGAGGCAATTGAAGGTATTTTAAATGTTGCAAAAGAAGGTGAACACCCTAGAGCATATGAAGTCGCATTAGCAGGTATAAAAAATGTTGCAGACACGGTTGATAAACTACAAGATTTAAATAAAAAATTAAAAGATTTAAAAGAGTTGCCTAAATCAGCAAATGCAAATATTAAAAACGCATTATTTGTAGGCTCTACTGCTGAATTACAAAAGATGTTAAAAAAAGATGAAGTTATTGAAGGCAAAGCAGAGCCATCCAAAGAAGACGATATTTCAGATAAGTAAACTTGGTTATGTCAAAAATGGCATAATGTTACAAGATATACTTGATGGCAAAGAAATGGAAGACGCCGTATTAATAGAACATGATACAAACCCTAATTATGATAAAGAGTATTTTGTTTTTAAAGGTAGTAGTAGAATTGAAGCTGCTGTTAAAATGGGATATACTCACATAGAAGGCATAATAATATGAGTACAGACGCATATCTAGGTAATCCAAATTTAAAAAAGGTAAACACACCTGTTGAATTTACTAAAGAACAAATAATAGAATTTCAAAAGTGTGAAAAAGACCCTTTATACTTCATGGAAAATTACATGAAGATAGTTAGTCTTGATGAAGGCCTTGTGCCTTTTAAGATGTATGAATTTCAAAAACACATTGTAAGGACTATACATGACAATAGATTCACTATTTGTAAATTACCTAGGCAGAGTGGTAAGTCTACCACAACTGTTTCTTACTTATTACACTATGCTCTATTTAATCCGAATTCAAATATTGCCATTCTTGCTAATAAATCTTCAACGGCTAGGGATATTTTAGGTCGTGTTCAATTAGCATATGAAAATTTACCAAAGTGGTTACAACAAGGTGTTATAAACTGGAACAAAGGTAACATAGAGTTAGAAAATAAATCAACTATCGTGGCTGCTGCTACATCATCAAGTGCTATTCGAGGTGGTTCTTTTAACATTATATTTTTAGATGAGTTTGCTTTCGTACCTGCTAATATTGCTGAGATGTTTTTTAGCTCAGTTTATCCTACAATATCATCTGGTACAAAAACAAAAATGATAATTGTATCAACACCTCACGGTATGAATATGTATTACAAATTATGGCAAGACGCAATCAATAAACAAAATGATTATGTACCAATAGAAGTGCATTGGTCAGAGGTACCAGGTAGAGATGAAAAATGGAAAGAAGATACCATAAGAAATACCTCACCTGAGCAAGAGTTTGAATGTGAGTTTTTAGGCTCAGTTGATACTCTAATTTCGCCGGCTAAAATAAAAGCGACCCCTTATATGCCGGCGATTACGAGTAAAAACGGTTTACATATGTTTAAGAAACCAGAAAAAGATAGACTATATGTTTGTACAGTTGATGTGGCAAGAGGCACAGGAAAAGATTATTCTGCCTTTACAATTATTGATGTTACAAAAATACCTTATGAAGTAGTTGCAACTTATAAAAATAATGAAATAAAACCACATTTATTTCCTAGTATTATTGAACAAGTTTGTAAAGGTTATAATCATGCACATATACTTTGTGAAGTAAATGATATAGGCCAGCAAATTGCAGAGATACTACAAATGGAATTAGAATATGATAATATGATGATGACAACTCAAAGAGGTAGAGCAGGTCAAATATTAGGTGCTATGTTTAGTGGTCGTGGTACATCTATGGGTGTTCGTATGACAAAACAAGTTAAGGCTCTAGGAACATCAAGTATTAAGACATTAATAGAAAGTGATAAGTTTATCATAAATGATTTTCAACTAATAGAGGAGATGTCAACATTTAGTAGGCGTGGTAACTCCTGGATGGCGGAGGATGGTTGTAATGATGACCTTATGATGTGTCTAGTCATATTTGGTTGGTTATCAAACCAG